CCCAACGATAACTGCACCTATCTGTGTAGATTCATCTTTTGATTTTAATTTTACTTGTTCGGCAATGTTCAGGAAATACTCGGTCCAATTCATGTAAGTTTTTGTTTAGAATTATAATGTATACGGTCATTCGTGTACATACCTATGTTTTTAGCAATACCTTTAGAAACTAATTGACCCATTTCATTTAGATTTTTGGTATCATTTAATGCAATGCCAACAATAAACGAACCATCGGGTTGTTTATCATACGTAATAGGTCTAACGTATTTTTCCTCATCGTCTAACTTTAAATGTTTGATGATTTCTTCTTTGGTTTGTTTACAATCGATATTTCTACCATCTATTAACATCTTTAAGACATCCACCCTTAATTTTTCGTAGTCTACTTGGTCAATACTTTCTTCAGGTATTTTTTTTATTTTCGACATATTTTACAAATATACTGAATTTCTATAAAATAAAAAAGGGTCCCTTTTGAGGACCCTTTCTTTATGACTGATAATTAGATTATCTTAATGTGTCAAGACTGAATGTAGCCAATCCATGTACGTCAATTAAGCCATAGTAACGGTTATTAACCATTTTCTTAGCGTATCTTGTCATAATACCCTTAATTGGGGTAAAGTTGAACGGGTTATACATTGTAGGAGTCAATTGTAAAGGAACGTAAGGTGCGTAAATGTAACCTGCGTCTAACAATGATTTTCCTTTGTGACCGATGATTACTTTACCTGCTGGTAAGTAAGGGTCACGGTAAACTTGGTAACGACCAGCTAATGAACCGATTTTCTCGATACCCATGTTGTAAGTGTCAGCCTCTGGACCAGCACTTGATACGTGGAAATATTCTAAGTCATCGAATACTGCTGATACTTCAGAAGAAACAACAACCCAGTTAGCTCCACCACGAAGAGTTGTCTTGTGGATTTGAGCAGAGATTTGGTTGATTTTGGTAACCAAAGTTTGGTTCCAATCTTTCTGAGTGTAACCCATGAAAGGAGTGTTACCGGTTGCTCCGTATTTCCATTCGTTATAGTCCCACTTAGTTCTCCAAGCGGCACCTTTACGGATGTCACGTAAAATTTCACGGTCAATTTCTGCCGCAACTTGCTCAGACAATAAAGCTGTTAATTCAGCCTCAGCGTCGATGTTGTGGAATGCAGAAACGTCTTGTGCTAATTCTGGAGACCAGCTAGCTCTTAGTTTTCTTTCAGTTACAGAAACTGTTACTGACTCAAGGTCGAAAGAAACCTCACCGATTTCTTCTTCGAATTCAAGAGAAGCATAAGTGTTGTAAGAAACAACTAAGTTAGCAAGTGCTAAGTCGTTAGAACTAAAGTCAGATGCAGAGAAACCATTTGTTGTACTGTAAGATTCGAAATCTACATTTAAGTAAATTTTACCTTCTTCGTCACAAATGTCATTGTATTTAGCAACACCACTACCTGATTTTTGTCCGTACTCAACGATACCTTTACCATATTTCTGAGTTACAACGTTAAAGTTTTTAACACCGTTTTGTGCTGTTGTGTTACCAGTAACTGTGATTGCTAATGAAGCTAAAAATTCTTCAGTGTCCATAATGTTACCATTAGCACCTACCATTTTACCTTCACCTGCTGTAGTGAAACCACTAAGAACAACGATTGCACTTGATACTGAATCTCCACTCAAAGCGGCTGTACTTTCAGATGCAGCACCATTACTGAATGTTACGAATGCGAAAGGTGCTGCTGCGATTGCAGTAACTGCTCCTTTAGAATAATCGAACAAACCTGAAGTTGCTGTGTCATCTTCTTCGTAGAAACGGTCGTACAAGTTAGTACCTGTGTAACCTGAAGTTGGGTTAGTTTGAGACGAAGGGAAACCATAAGGTTGGTTATGGTAACCACCTGAAGTTCTTTCCTGAATTTTAGGGATAAAGAAGAACAATTTACCAATAGGTAAGTTCATTGCTTGTACCGAAACGATGTCGTTTGCTAATAATTTAGAGAATACACGACGGATAATTGGGAAAACTACAGTCTCGAAAGAACCACTAGCATCAGAAACTGCTGCTTCGTTGATTAAGTAAGACGCTTGGTTTTCATACAATTGCGCGATGTTATCTTTTTTATGGCCTTCAAGGCCTTCTAGGAAACCTAAGTCATCCCATTTTTTGATGGTATCTTCTTTGATAACTCTAAGGTGTTTTAACCCGATGTTACCTACCATACCTGATTCTAATAATGCTCCCATTTTAGTATTTTTTTTGGTTTTTTATTTTTATGTTTATTTTATTTTTGTCATCAAATCTTTCATTCTCTTAAATTGAGGATTCTCATAAGCCTTTGACTCAGATAAAACTTCAGTAGAAGATGAACTACTCGGTGCTGACGTGATTTTTTCAACCACTGATTCTGAAATTGGTTTTTTAACTTCAAATTCAGATTTTAATGTACTATACAAGTTCTTAGATTCTTTCAAGGTTGAAATTGAATCGAATCTCTTTAAGATGTTTAACTTTTCTTGTTTTGTTGTTGAATGTTCAGTGAACAAACGTGTAGCGTACGCTAAGTTTGCATTGAACACAGCAACTTCATTAAGTTTCTCTTTGAACAATATAAGGGCCTTTTTGTATTCAGAGTTTTGTTTTTTCAAGGTCTCAACTTCTTCGTTGATTGCTCCTGCTGCAAATACTTTTTTACCTTTGATACCTGTTCTGTTCGCTCCGGCTTTATCACCGTGTGCGTTCCACTTAGTTCTAGCGGCTTCTTCTACATCACCCTCCATTGGTTCTGCAAATTCCTCTTCAGAAACTTCTTCTTCACCAATTGGTTCGTCAAGTTCGATTTCATAAACTACTTCTTCATTTTCTTCTCCTTCAGCATCTGCACCATCAAGGCCAGCACCTGAAAGGTCGAAAGAATCGTCTTCGTTCATGTCAAATGATTCTTCTTCCGTAGATTCATCTTCTAACTTGATGATGTATTCGTCATCGCCATCTGATAATTCAATGTGATTGTTATCTTTCTTAACGATGATACCATCTTCAGGACCCATTGCTTTGAAAACTTTTAATATTTCGTCTTCGTCAGCATCAGTCATGTCAACAACATCTTCTTCATCTTCAGAATCCATACCCATACCCATATTAGGCATTTCGTCTTCATCTTCAAAATCCATTGAATCGATATCTTTTGATATTTCTTCATCGTCAGATGATTCTTCACCTGATTCATCATTATTAAGACCGTCTTCTTCATCTCCAGCTTCAGCTGGTACATCGTCTTGTGTCTCTTCTTCAGAATCGGGTTGTTCTGCAACAACCTCTTCCTCTTCTTCCATAGATTCTTTTAGCAAATCATTTAGTTCTTGTTTCATGGTAGAAGCAAGTATACCTTTTGCATTTGCCCTTACTGCCTCTTCAAGTGTCTGCACCTGAAGTAACGCTTGTTCTAAGATTGATTTTTCGCTCATTTTAAAAAATTAGTTTATTATAAATATTGTGATTATGTAAAAAAGTACTTTTTACGGTATTATAATCTTAAATAAATTAGTTATTTAGATAAAAAACTATCCAACTTATTCATTAGATTTATCATTTTGTTAGACTGTTCAGGTCTTTCTTGGGTTGATTCCTGATATTGTTCTCTCTCACTTGGGTCCTTAAATACATAGGCACCGGGGGTAGATGGAGATGATACTAAATCGTAACATACGAGTTCAAAGTCCTCTTGTACTATATTCTGACCTCTAACATTCTTTAAGGAACCGACACCTCTTGATGATATACCCAACGTTGCCCCGTTCATAAGTAACATTGCGGCTTGGTCACCCTTAGTACTAACGATACCCATCTTCTTCCAACCTGGTGAAGTGAATAGTTTAATTTTACCCATTAGGATTTTACCATCCCACCAAGTTTCAAGGATTGAATGGGAAACCCTATCTAAATCGATAAGTGATGATGATGGGTGATTTAACTCATTTAGAGCACCACCTTTTTTAATAAGGGTTTGATATTTCTCGTTTTCTCTCTTTAATAATACTTCAGGGTAGATTCTACCGTTCTTATTTGGAGTATCATATTTTTGTAAAACAGCATACAAAATAATATCCTGAGAGAAGTCTGTATCTTTCATCTCGGATATTATTTTTTTATTGTCTTGGGGAGAAACGTGACCGGCGTCGTATTCTATTAATATACCTCTTCCGATTTCATTGGGTCCGAGTATTTTCATTTATCTTTTTCATAATAAATACCCCGTTCCTACATTAATTCTTCGTTTCGTTGAAATTAAAGAGAGTTTCGTCAGTTAAAACGTTATCAATTAGTGTCTCAGATAAATCTGCAACGATTTGTTTTATCTCTTTTGACCTTACATCAAAATATTTTTCAACGTATAATGTAATTTCTAGGTCCATAAATGACCGTTTATTAATTTTAACTCCGCTGGTCTTTATGTCCAAATCCACAATTGATTGTGGTTTAAAATATTCGCAGTTTAAATTGTGAATATTTTCTTTTATTTGTCTTCTTGTTTTGTTAATCAATCTATCGAAGTCACAATCCTCTGTATCGGGTTGTGTCCATGAGTTTAATTGGATATAGATTGTCTTTAGGTCTTTGTAGTCAACTGTACCGTATCCTATTTTAACATTGTTGTGGACACCAATTGGAATAAATTTTCCTCTTTTCATTTAATATTTTCATACTTAGTTATTTTATGGTGTATTTAAAATATACAAAAAAAAGTCAAGAAATCAAAATAATTTCATTATAATTGTAAAAAAGAATATGATAATCATCAATGTACTAAAAGAAAAAAACCTTGAAGTAGCACTTAAAAAGTACAAATTCAAGGTTCTTAAAACTAAACAAACTGAACAACTAAGAGAGAGACAACAATTTGTGAAACCTTCGGTTGTTAAAAGAAGTGAAAAGTTAAAGGCGATTTACAAACAGCACAAGAACAATCCCGAGGATTAATCCAAGTTATTCTTCAACTCTGTTAATCTAAAATAGTTGTATTTCGATACTACCGATTCATTAACGTCGTTTTTAACGTTAGTTAATTTATCACGTAGTTCATTGTCTGATTCGGTTAAAAGAGAATCAATCTTAGTATTAAGACTTTCCTTTAATGTTTCCATTTCAGATTTTAATTCAGTTTCATCCATAGAAACAATTTTCTTAAACATTTCTTTTTGACCCTCATTCATAAAATCAACAAACTTGGTGTTGAAGTTATTCACCAAAACCGCATTCAATAAAGATTGATTATCGGTATGAGTTGATTCTGAAACTTGAGATGATTTCTTTTTAGTAAGGTGTGAGATTAATGTTTGTTTAGACTCAACCTTCTTCTCAATGTTTAAAAGGGTATTCTTTTCAGAAATAATATCTAAACATTCATAGATTACATTCTTTTCAATTGATACATCACCCAATATCTTATTCAAAGATTTACAAGATTCTTTAATCGAGTTTGATTTTTCAATCAACAATGATTCAATTTGTTCAACGAACAATTTGGCGGTATCGGTACTTGAGATGTGTTTATTTTCGATATCTTCATAGAACAAGTACATTTCTGACAAGTTCTTATCTGATTTAATTTGTTTTAATAATTCTTTTACGTCTGATTTTTTATCAGAAGTGTAAGATTCTGTTAATTTGTTTAACAGTTTTGATTTTACATTACCAAAGTTTGACATTCTTATTGTTCGTTTAGTATATCTTTTAATTTATTTTCTATTTCATAAATATTCTGTTGTGCCCTATTCATATCGAATAAATCGGTAAACTCTTCGCTCTCACCCAACATTCCTAATATTTTACGTTTTTTTGATGATTCCGCTAACGGTTCGGCTCCACCCGATGGAGGTGCCTCCGCCGCTGGCGCTCCACCACCCATATCCATTCCACCTGGTTCTCCACCACCTTCCGGTGCATCACCACCCTGTTCTCTTTCTTCCTCAGGAACACCGTACTTAGTATCTACTTCATCAAATACACCTGAACGTTTAATAACATTCTGAGTGTTTGTTAATTCAAATCCCATTGCTCTTTCAAGACGTTGTTGTTGTAAATCAAGTATAACCTCACTATCACTCATACCAAGAATATTTTTCTTAGCCCATGTGTGGGATACTGGTAATATACCAACTTGTGATGTGTCAGACGTTGCATCTTTATATAGAACAATTTTTTCTTTCCACTGCTCAATACGTAATAAGTCTGATTGTGCTGAAGGGTTAGTTAATGATAATGTGAAATTATCCAACTCATCCTCCAATCCAAGAAGATACAAATGCATAAGTGCAATTTTGTTTAATTCTTGAATCATAGACTTTTGAATTCTATTGATGGTTCTAGCGAAACGGATATCCATTAACGCTAAAGTTTTACCGTCACCAACCACCTCTTCAAAACCTAAGAATGCCTTAGGTATACGAAGTGCCGCCAACATTTTCTTTTGGATGTATTCAATATCCGCAATCTCACCTAAGTTTTGTGCTCCCGGTAGAGTTTCAATTGGATTAGTTTGTGCCGCATCACGTACAGGAATGAAATAATCTTGGTCAACAGCCATTTGGTTATATCTCATATCCACTTGACCATTTCTACTGTCAACTATTTGGTCCCTTTTAAATTTGTTCGCCACACGTTGCACATACGCCTCGATATCTTTATCATCCATGTTACCAACGAATACTTTGAATACACGTCTTTCGGGTGCTCTTGTTGTTCTATAAATTAACATCGCATCTTCGGCAAGAAGTAATTGTTTCCAAATTCTTCTAATCTTATCCAACATTGATGTACCATATGGTAACTTTCTATCGTCACCCAGTAATCTAAAGTGGGCAATTTCCCATGCTTGGAATTCTAAATCTTTATTTTTCCATTGGAACCTTAATTCTCTCGATGGCATCTTAGAATCATTTTGGTTAGGTGCTTTAGTTGAGCCACCCTCCATTCTTTCAATCTCAATATTCGGTAATTGTTGACAACCAACAATACCTTTTTCGGGGTCAATTTTTAAATAAACAAAATCATCACCGTACTTACACACACCACGAGCCCACATTTGTAGGTTAGTGTTCAAATCTAAACGATTAATGAATAAGTCCTCAAGTATGGTTTTAATTCTTGAAGATTCTGAAAATATAGTAAGAATTTCACCTTTTTCTGATAATGTAGTAGATTCTTCTGCATAGATGTCTAATGCCGCCGAAATCTCAGGAGTAAACTCCATTGATTCATAATCATAATACGCCGACATTCTATTTGGTTCATAATAAACCGATTGGTTATATAATGATTGTTCAAGTTTTGTCCACTTGTCAGCAACGTATTGACTCTGTTGAGCCTGTAACATCGCCTTTTCGTATTCTTCCCTACTATTGGTTTTTAGTATTTCTTCTCTCGAGAAATTAAATGACGGTGAATCCTCGGGTTTTACTTGTCCCGGGAAACCAAACATCTTGGTTAACCTCTGAAATACAGTTATGTTATTATCTGCCATGTATATAAATAGTTTTCTTTATAATATAAATAATTTTAAGGGGATATTAAAGTCGTGTTACCTCTTTTTGGAAAATAACCACGAATATTCTTTATAGTGGTCCTTAGTCGCATTACCGTGTATCTGTTGAACCACATTAGCGTCCGTACCCATTGAACCTATTTGGTCAAATGCGGTACCATATGAATAAAACGATTTGTTCGGTTCGTAGGTTCTTTCAGTTACCGTCCACGACTCCAACATTGCCTTATTTGCGTTCTCGTTTTTTTCTAATTGACTAAAACACATATCGGCCGCGTAAAGTGCCATCGACATACTCATAATTGCATCATCATGATGTCCTTTCATGTGGTCAGGTCTACCGTTGATATAAACAAATGTGTTTAATTCATTTACTAATCTACTTGACCTAACTTGGAATCCTTTTCTTAATTGTTCTTCAAATGCGGCAACAATCTGAGTTCTTTTATTGTTAAAATTTAATCCGGGGATTTTTTCCATCGCCTTCGAATTATATTCCCAAATATTCTTTGTATTAACACCATCAATATACAGGTTCCTATAATTCATCTCCTGTAATTTTCTGGATGTTGCCACACCCATACCACCGGTGATATCAATTACAATAAACGCCTCATATAAAATTCCCCATTTATATGCAACTGACGCTAAATCGTCGGGTGGAATCTTACCTATATATTCCGCAACTTGTTCCCTCTCATCAAAGTCAATTATATTAATAGATGAGAAGTCTTCACTGTCCCCTCTACTCACATCGACACCCATAATGTATTTATGTCCTTGTACCGGTTCTTTCCATTGCCAAAAGGTACCTTGCATGTACTTTTCTTTTGGTGTGCGTAACATGTTCTTAGTTATATTATCTTGAATATCACCCGGAATAACACCATCACCCGAACCCAAGAAGTCACACTCTAACTCTTGCGCAATCTTACGTCTATCATATTTGAACTTTTTTGACATTGATTCAAACCATGAAGAAAACGGTTTATATCCCAATTCTTCAAGTTCGGCATACTTTTCTATGTCAAAGTCATATATTATCACTTCAGTATCGTCATATTGTTCTCTATTCAACATGTAATGACATATATCCTGACATTTAACCCAACGTAAGTCCTTTGTGTAACGAGGGTCTTTAAACCACCTTAAATCGGTTATATGGAAGTCATTGATACCTCTCATCGCTTGGTCATAAACACCATAGTAAATTGGGTCATATCCATTCGGAGTAGAAACAAGAATAATCTTACCACCTGTAGATAGGGATGCCATAGATGCCGCCCAAAAATCTTCACCGGCTTCGATATATGCCGCCTCGTCAAATACAAGGATTGTTGGGGTATAACCACGTAACGCATCCGCAGATGTCGCAACCGCCTTAACCTCACACCCGTTGTTTAACCTAAATCTACTTTCTGAATTTTTATCGGGTGAAAACCCAACATTCAACCAATCTGGCCATTGGTCTAAGAAATGACGAACCTTATTGGCCATTTCCACCGCGGTATCCTTTTTGTTGGCAATTAATAATACCCTTTCAGGGTTTTCTGGTTTTGCCAATTGTAGTCTTCTGGAAATCCATGCGGCAGTTACTGTGGTAACACCGGCCTGTCTATATTTCCTCGTAATATTTTCGTTGTATACTTCGTAATCCTTGATTAACTGAACTTGGTCAGGGAATAACTCTAAAGGAACATATTTCTTTTGCGTATTGTCATATGTCGTTAAGTATGTTTTTAACGCATATGGAGCATCCTTCATTATACGAGCATACTCTTTTAATTGTTCTATCTTATTACTCATATATATAAATACAAAAAAAGGAGGTTAAAAACCCCCTTTTAAATATTATCGATTATCGTCATCATCGTCATCCGATAAACTAATACCTAAATCACCTAAAAGATTTCTCATATCATCATCAGTAAAATCATCCGCAACATCATCTAAATCATTATTAAATGATTCCATTGCATCTTGGTAATCTTGGTCTCTAAGTAATTGTTCAATCCCTAACATTAATTCATTCATTAATCTTTTACCATTTGCAGAACCTGAAACAACCTCCTTTGCGAATACCAATAAATTTTTTGCTGGTAATTTGAAAATTGTCATTAGTAATCTATTCTGTAGATGCATCTTATTTACATCGGTTAAGATGTCTTCAGGAAATTGTCTTCTCATCCTTTCCCATATTGCTGGTCCTAATCTCAAATCCCATACTTCTTTTTCTAAAGTATCTTCTGATTGTTGTACCGCATTAAAAGTTTCTAAATCATCTGGGTCACCGGCGTATGAAATTAAATCCATCACCGCTTTAACTAATTCATGGACAAGTACGGGAAAATTAACAGCTTCTATTGTTATTTTAGGGGGGTTGGAATTTCTATCTGTTTTTTGTTTACCAGCCATACTTGACCCACCTTCTCCGCCTCCACCCATCATCATTTTCATTTGTTCGTCACTTAATTGCCAATAAAGTGTATCGTTAATTGACATTAAAATACCGTATTGATTTATCAAGTTTTCAGAACCAGTAATTTCTTCAATTTTATCAGGAACATAATGATACATATAGTGAGCCTTTTCTGATGCACCTTGTATCATACTATTAATAAATCTTCTTTTTGCTTTTTCTAAATCAAGTTTTTCCAAATCACCCATTAAATCCTCCTCAACCTCAATATTTACTTCTGGAGCATTTTGTTGTTGACCTTGTTCTCTATTGAAATCACTCGAATCAATTTCACCTGTATTAACAATTTTAACATCAAATTGTAAAATATTTACTTTTTTTCTAGTTGTTCCGGTTATTTGATACTTATATGCCATATATACACCATCAATAAATTCAACACCAGCACCTTCTTCAATCTCCTTTGGTTTAAAAACATTCAGTTCTTTTACAACTAAATCAACTGATAATTTTTCTAATTCTCCTCTATGTGCTCTTTCGGTTTGTACAATTTGATTATGAGCAGTCATCATCATTTGAGCTAATGGCATTATATCATTAATAGTCCTAAGAGGTGTATTAATACCCGTATATTGTCTTAGGTTACTAATTACTTGTCTATATCTTTCAGATGCTAAAAGTTCTTGGAAATTTTTATTGGGTTCATCACCTGTTTTAGGAAATGGAATTTTTTTCAATGGAGTATCTCCTTGAGCTAGTTTATTTTGTATACCTTGGTCAGGTCTATCTTCCGTATCGAAATCCATTGCCATCTCTTCTAAATTTTCTTTAATTAAAGATAACAAATTTTTTTTACTAAATTCCATTTTTAATTCTTTTTTTTTCAGCTAATGCTTTTGGAGCATGATTAGGTCCCGGTTTAGGACTAAATGGGTCATCAGTTTTAGGTTTTTCTGTTGGTTTCTCTCTAACAGGTCTTTCTCTAACCGGTGTTTCGGTTTCTTTTTCTTTGGTTGATGATGACATGATTGAATCATAAGTCATAAATTCAGGAACACCGTTGTGTCCTTTGTTTGCCTTAGTTGCCGGCATTGGTGTTGAAGTTTCTTTAACTTTAGAACTAATAATTTCCATAATTTCACTTTTTTTCGTAAAATTACTAAATTTTTCCTCAGCCAAATTTAAAACCCAAGATTCAACCTCATTTTCTTTTTGAACATGAGACCATTCTTCATTTT